TGTATCTTATTTTGTAATGGAAGAAGGCGACATACTTAAAGCAACATCAGAATCAGCATCAACCTTTGCTGTTGCAGTCACTATTGAAGAAGAAGGGTTGACACGATCATGACCTACCTCGAACTTATCAACGATGTTTTGATTCGGTTGCGTGAAACTACCGTAGCCACTAACGGGGCAACTACCTATTCAACGCTAATAGGTAAGTTTGTCAATGATGCCAAACGCCAGGTAGAGGATGCGTTTAGCTGGAATGTGCTGGGTACTACGGTAACGCTGACAACGGTGGCGGCAACTTACAGCTACAGCCTCACTGGTGCAGGTCAAAAATTTCAAGTGATGGATGTTATCAACACTACGTCAAACGTAGGAATGAAAAACATCAGTTTTGTGGAGATGAACCGATATCAGAATCTTGTACCCACCACAAACGGTATTCCGCAGTATTACGCATTTGATGGTGTAGACGCTAGTGGTGACACCAAAGTAACGCTCTACCCCCGTCCAGATGGGGTTTACAGCATCCTGTTTTCATTAACAGTGCCGCAGGCAACTTTGTCATCTGACGCTACGTCAGTCTTGGTTTCTGATGCCTTGGTGGCGCAGAATGCTTACGCAAAGGCTTTGGTTGAGCGTGGTGAGGACGGTGGTTTATCGTCCTCTGAGGCGTATCAACTTTACAGGTCAATGCTATCTGACGCCATTGCCTTGGAGGCTACTCGCTATCCAGAAAATCAGGAGTTTGTTGCGATATGAGCCAAGCACTGCAAACTGCTAGTGTTCAAGCGCCAGGGTTCTACGGGCTAAACACGCAAGACTCTCCACTGGACTTGTCCAGCGGGTTTGCTTTGGAAGCTACTAATTGCATCATTGACCAGTACGGACGCATTGGCGCTAGAAAAGGATGGTCAAGGATTAATGCAGCATCAGGAAATCTTGGTGCTAATGATATTGGTGTTATCCATGAGTTAGTGCAAATTGATGGAACAATCACAGTTCTTTTTTCCGGTAACAACAAACTTTTTAAGTTAAGCAGCACCAATACAGTTACCGAGTTGACGTATGGCGGCGGTGGCACAGCGCCTACGATTACAGCTAACAACTGGTCATGCGCTTCGCTCAACGGAATCACTTACTTCTTTCAAACTGGCTATGATCCATTGATCTATGACCCAGCAGTAAGCACTACAACCTTTAGGCGTGTTAGTGAGAAAACTGGTTATGTTGGTACTGTTCCAAGCGCAGATATTGTTATTTCAGCGTTTGGCCGCTTGTGGGCTGCTAATACTGCATCAGTAAAAAGCACAGTCTTTTTTTCAGACTTGCTGGCCGGTCATGTGTGGTCAACTGGAACATCTGGCTCTTTGAATGTTGACAGGGTTTGGGCTAATGGAGCCGATGAGATCACCGGCCTAGCAACGCATAACGGTGCCTTAATCATCTTTGGCAAACGTCAAATCTTGGTATATCAGAACGCAACAACTCCAGCAACGATGTCATTAAGTGACGCTGTTGGCGGTATCGGCTGCACTGGTAGGGATACAGTTCAAAGCACGGGTAAGGACATCCTTTTCCTGTCTAACTCTGGCGTTAGGTCATTCGCTAGGACAATCATTGAGAAGTCTGCGCCATTGGGTGACTTGTCAAAAAATGTCCGTAATGACTTGATAGCATCACTTTCTAGTGAAAATTTGGCTAACGTCAAATCAGTTTATTCTGAAAAGGAAGCGTTTTATCTGCTTACTTTGCCATCTACTAAGCAAGTGTATTGTTTTGATACGCGAGTGCAGTTGCAGGACGGATCGTTTAGGGTGACTGTTTGGGACTCCATTGAGCCTACTGCTTTACTCTATCGGCGCAATGGTGATTTGGTGATAGGAAAGAACGGTTATTTGGGCAAGTACGAGAACTATCAGGACTACACATCATCGTACCGTTTGCTTTACTACACCAATCAATCTGACATAGGTATTCAAAATGCCACTTCAGTATTGAAGAAGTTAAAGGCAGTTGTTATTGGTGGGTCTAACCAGTTCATCACAATGAAGTGGGCATTTGACTTTACAGCGAACTATTTATCTAACAATGTTGCTATCCCAACGCAAGGAATATCCGAATACGGAATTGCTGAGTACGGTGCAAATGCTACCGTTGTTGCTCAATATGCTGATGGTATTGCTTTGCAGACTTTAGTTACGCAAGCTAGTGGAGCGGGTAAAATTGTCCAAACTGGATATGAGGCAACGATAAACGGCAGCGCCCTGTCTATTCAGAGGATCGAAATCCAATTTAAGGATGGAAAACAAACATGAGTAACTATACACAGTCCACGAATTTCGCCACCAAGGATGCTCTTACGTCTGGTGATCCTCTGAAGATTCTCAAGGGTACAGAGATCAATACCGAGTTTGCCAATATTGCTATTGCGGTGGCAACAAAGGCAGACCTGGTTAGCCCCACGTTCGTGACTCCTGCGCTGGGAACTCCGGCTAGTGGAGTGATGACGAATGTCACTGGCTTACCTTTGACCACTGGAGTAACTGGCACCTTACCTGTTGCTAATGGCGGTACGGGCGTAACAACTTCAACTGGCTCGGGCAACAATGTTTTGTCAACTAGCCCAACGCTGGTTACGCCTCTACTTGGAACGCCCACATCGGGCGTACTTACTAACACTACTGGTTTACCCTTAACTACTGGAGTTACAGGTACGCTACCAGTAGCTAATGGCGGCACTGGAGTTACTACTTCCACGGGTTCGGGTAACAACGTACTTTCTACTAGCCCCACGCTAGTAACTCCCGCATTAGGAACGCCAACGAGTGGTGTCCTGACAAATTGCACTGGCTTGCCTGTTAGCACTGGAATTGATGGTTTGGCTACTAACGTAGCCGCATTTTTGGCAACGCCATCAAGTGCTAACTTAGCCGCAGTTTTGACAGACGAGACAGGAACAGGCGCTAGTGTATTTGCAACTAGCCCAACTCTGGTTACTCCTCTACTTGGAACGCCTACATCTGGCGTACTTACTAACACTACTGGTTTACCCTTAACTACTGGCGTAACCGGCACACTCCCTGTTGCTAATGGAGGCACAGGGGTAACAAGTTCTACTGGTTCAGGTAACACCGTACTCTCAACTAGCCCTACGCTAGTCACACCTTTGCTTGGCACACCCACATCAGGCAACCTAGAAAACTGCACGTTTCCAACGCTAAATCAAAACACTACAGGTACGGCTGCGGGTCTTTCTGCAACTTTGGCAGTTGCTTCTGGCGGTACAGGCGCCACTTCTCTTACGGCAAACAATGTGCTTCTAGGTAACGGCACTTCTGCGGTTCAAGTAGTAGAGCCTAGTACATCAGGAAATTTACTGACAAGTAACGGCACAACATGGACAAGTTCTGGCCCAAACACACTAGGTTATAGCCAAACTTGGCAAGACGTAACAACTTCTCGCGCCAGCGGAGTAACCTACACCAACTCAACCGGCAAACCCATTCAAGTCAATGTTGCTGGGGATTGCAGTTCTGGCAGTGCAATTCTTTCTTTAACTGTTAGCGGCGTTGTAATATCAGGCGGTCAAGTGACAAATATTGCAAATCAAATTGCTCAAGTAGGCGCAATTATTCCTCCTAGCGCAACATATATTTTGTCAGTAAGTACCGGAACGGTAACGCCAACTCATTGGTCAGAACTTCGCTAAATTATGATTACTCACCACTTTAGTGATGGCTTGTACGCAAAGGAAACGCATATTAGTGCGGGTCAGATGCTCATGCAACACAAGCACGAGTATTCGCACTTTGGCATTCTTGCTAAAGGTAGAGTTGTTTTTGTCAAGGATGGGGACATACAAATCATTGATGCTCCAGCCTGTTTAAACATTGTTGCAGGTCAAAATCATGGCATTAAAGCTATGACCGATGTTGTTTGGTATTGCATTCATCACACTGACGAGAAAGACCCGTCAAAGATAGATGATGTTTTGATTAAAGGGGATTGATATGCCTTTCATTATGGCTGGTGGTGCTTTATTAGGTGGGTTGTTGCAAGGCAACTCAGCGCAAAATGCTGCGAGGACGCAGGCCGCTGCACAAGAAAGAGCAGCCCAATTAGCCGCTGAAGAGGCCCGTTTCCGGCCTGTAGGTGTCACTACAAGGTTTGGATCGTCAAACTTCCAAACAGGCCCAGATGGGCGCGTTACCGGCGCTGGTTACAACTTATCGCCAGAGATGCGGGCTTACCAAGATCGCTTTTTGGGATTGGCGGGTCAAGGACTGACGCAAGCAGAGCAAGCACAACAGCAGTTCGCACCGCTACAGCAAGCAGGCCAAAGTCTATTTGGGCTTGGTCAGCAGTACCTTAGCCAGCCTGCGGATCAACGCTTGGGTGGAATTGCAAACCAATACCTTGGGCAGCAACCAAATTTTGGCATAGGACAGATTGGTCAGCGACTGTTGGGCCAAGGTCAAGATCAACAGATAACCAACATAGCGCGTCAGCAGTTTGGCGGCGTTCCTACTGAGATAGGCGCTAGAGGCTCTGAGTTTTTGCGCCAAGGCCAAGACCAACAACTGATTGACATTGCTCGACAACAGTTCGGCGGTGTTCCTACTGATATAGGTACAAGAGGTGCAGAGTTTTTACGTCAAGGTCAAGATCAACAATTGGTTGATATTGCTCGTCAGCAGTTCGGCCCTTCCGCTGGTGCCCAGGCGCTTACTTCGCTTGGTCAGCAATATGTGGCGCAATCACCACAAGAGGCCGCGCAAAAGTACATGGCCTCACAGCAGGAATTGCTTGCTCCAAGCCGAGAGCGTTCAATGGCGCAGTTGCAGAACACTTTGTTCCAGCAAGGGCGTGGCGGGTTAAGTGTTGGCGCAACTGGTGCGCGTCCAAGCGGCGCGGCTGGCCTTGGTGCTACCACTCCAGAACTGGAAGCGTACTACAACGCACAAGCCCAGCAAGACGCAGGCTTGGCAGCGCAAGCGCAACAAGCTGGTCAACAGCAAGCCTCTTTTGGCGCAGGTCTGTTAGGCCAAGGCCAAGCGCTAGGCCAAAGCCAAGTCGGATTTGGTGCTGGTCTATTGAGCCAACAACAAGCGGCAGAAGCTGCTCGTGCAAGCCTTGGCGCGGGTCTTACCGCACAGCAACAGGCGTTAGGTCAAGGCCAAATCGGATTTGGCGCTGGAATATTGAATCAGCAACAAGCAGCAGAAGCGGCGCGTGTGGGATTGGGTGCAGGGCTTACCGCTCAACAGCAGGCATTGGGACAAGGCCAGATTGGTTTTGGTGCGGGACTGTTGAGCCAACAGCAAGCGCAAGAGGCACAGCGCCTTGGCCTTGGCTCGGCGTTCACGGCGCAACAGCAGGCACTAGAGCAAGGACGTTATGGTTTTGGCTCAGACCTTCTTGCCCGTCAGCAAGCTATGGATCAAGGTCGCGCCAGCTTTGGTGCTGGTTTGTTTGGCACTGGTGGCAACTTAATTACGCAAGGCTATCAAGGACAGGTTGGTGCTTTGTCGCCTTACCAAGCCTATCTACAAGGCGCTACAGGGCTAGAGTCACTGGGACAGCAATCACTAAATCAAGGCATCAATATCGGCACCAGAGGAATGAGTCCTAGCGCAGCAAATGCTTTGTATGGTGGTGGCATGGCATCGGCAGGCAGCAATGCGGCTGCTAACGCTTACAACCCGTTTGCTACTGCTTTGCAAGGTGTCTCTCAAAACCCTCAACTAGCAAACAGCATACAAAATCTATTTGGTGGCGGTAGAAGCCCTGGCTTTGTTGATTACACGACAACAGGCAATGCCTTTAGTCTTTCGCCGTACTATCAAAACCGTTTATTCGGTTCGTTTGGAACATAGGAGTAATCATGGCAACAAATATTGTCCAATCACTTTTTGGCGTTAGCCCTGAGTCCTATCAGCAGGAGCAGTCTGCTATGGCTGACCAGCGGGCAATGCAGTACGCTAGATTAGACCCATTCCAACAAGCTAACTACGGTATTGCTCGTGGTGCTTATGGCTTGGCTGGTGCCGTGGGTGGTGCGCTTGGAGGACAAGACCCTGAGTTGCAGAAGATTAGCGCACGAAATTCCATAGCCAAACAGATTGATTTTTCCGATCTGAATTCCATAGCGCAAGGCGTACAAATGTTGGGCAGTTCTGGCGACACAGTTGGCGCTATGCAGTTGCAACAAATTCTTCTTGACCAACAAGCTAAATTAGCGTCTATTGGCAAGGATGAAGCGGCTGGGCAAGCGTCATTGGCCGCTGCTAAACGAGAAAGAACACCGCCAGCAGCGCCCACGACCAACGACTTGACCAACGCCCGCGCTATTGCAGCGCTGGCAGGGCCAGAAGGCTCGCCTGAGTACATAAATGCTTTCAATAAAGAGTACGCTCGGCTGACTACAAAAGAGCCTAAAGATATTAAAGACCCTCGTTTTGGCGTAGACCGTGAAGCCATAGCTGAAGAAATGTATGAATCGTCTTTTGCTGGATTAACAAAAGAGCAAAAAGCTGCTGTTAACAAGCGCCTTGAAGAAGAAAGCGGGCGAAAAGCTGAGAAAGGCGCAGCAAAACTTACCAACGTCATGCCAGGTACAAGCGCGTTGGTTGATATACCAGCTTTCCGCGCTAAGGTTCAAGGAACTATTGATCCGCAACTAAAAACTGTTAACGCAACCGATCAAGCATTGCAAGCCATTGAAGATTCGTTGTCTACAGGAAACTTTGCTTCTTACCGTGCTGCACAAGTGCAGTTTGCCAGAGCCATTGCCGGTGCAGGAGATTTAAGCCAACGCGAACTTAAAGCAGCCGGTGCTGACCCGTCTTTATTGGGTGGAACGGCTGATTATTTATCTAGCTTGTTTACTTCAACACCTACCACCGATACGCAAAATAAAATAAAAACAACTTTAGAGGCTATTCGCAAAGTGGCTGCTAAAAAAGCATCTACTGAGGTTGACCAACAGCGTAAGATGGCACTGCGTTCACCTGGTTACAACCCAGATGCTGTAACGGAGGCGCTTACGTTTCCTGAATTAGCGCCTCGCGTTGTTGCGCCAGTGCCAGGCGCTTTGGGTGGTGATTTAGCCGCGCAAGCAGCCGCAGAATTGGCTCGTCGTAAAGCAGCAAAGGCAAAATAACATGGCCCTAGATTTATCAAAACTTTCAGACGCTGAGTTAGAAGCCATATCAAATGGTGAATTAACTTCTCTATCAGATGCAACACTTAAATCTCTTGCTGGCACGCCTACAGGAGATTACCGCGCAGAAGCATTACGCAAAGGCGTAGCATCAACCCCTGCAATGATTTCTGGGTTGGGCGCTCTTTACGGTGAAAGTTCTGCTGGTCAAGGCTCTGGCATACCACAACTAATCCAAGCATTGCGTAAACCAAGCCAAGCAGAACCTCCACGTTCACCTGGAGAAGTATATTCTTCGGCGCAGCAGCCGGTCTATAAAAGCATTATGTCTGCGCTTGGCAGCACTGGTGCAGAACCTCAAACTGGAATGCAAAATATTATTGCTGGCGGCTTGCAAGCTGGATCAGACCCGCTTTCTTATGCGTTTTCACCACTAGCTGCAATTAAGCGCATGGGGATGTTTGGACAAGCCCTTATGCGTCCTGCGGAGCAAGCTATTGTTGGTGGCGGCGCAGAAGCTGGTGGCATGGCCGGTGAATATGCTGGCGGCAAAGTTGATATGCCAGGTACAGGCCGCATTGTTGGTGGTTTACTAGGTGGCGGCGGTGCGGCGTATGGCACAGGAACTTTACTAAAAGCTGCGCCATTGGGAGGCAAAGCCTATGATTTAGCTAAAGGTCAATGGGATAAGGTCAGAGGAACAGACCCCGAAGATACGCTACTTAAAGATGTAAACAACCGTATTAGCAACATCTTTATTGCAGCGGGTGCTGCTGACCCTAACTTTATGAAAACGCTTACCGACGCTGCTAAAGCGCAAGAAAGTGTTTTCCTTAAAGCACCAGGCGGCGTTGAACTCAAAATGCCAATATCGGCTATGCTTGCTGATAATCCGGTTATCAACAACTTCATTCAGAATCTATCAGCGCGTGACCCTGTATTCCGCGCTCAATATGGCGCTCAATATAATTCGGCTAAAGAAGCATTGGCCGCAAACCAGATTCGCCTATTTGGCGATCCTACAAAAGTAAGTGTTACTGCTGTTGGCACAGATTTATCTAAGGCGCAAGTTCGCAGAGTTCGTTCGTTGGACGAGCAGATAGCTGATGCTTACAAAGACCAATCAATTGACCCAAATATGTTTGGTCAACGTGTAGCTAATCTGGTCGAGAAGAAAGAAAAAGCAGCTTATGCTGAAGTCAAGCCTCTCTACACAGAAGCGTTTGATATTGCTAAGACTAAGAATCTACAATTGCCAGCCGAATCGGTTGATGACATTTACAATTTTGTTGGCAGTGAACGGGCGTCTGACATTTTTAAAACTTTCCCGTCTATCTACAACCGAGTGCAGTCTAGATTTAGGCCATCCACTGTTGAGCCAAGCGCCATCCTGACTGCTGAAGGCAAGCCAATGACGCCAGGTGGCGTTCAGTTTAGCGCGGCCACGATTGAGGACTTAGACTCTCTCAAACGCGAGATTAATCGACAGTTAAGCAAAACTGATGTTCCAAGTGAAATTCGTTTGCTTTCAGAATTCAAGCAGCGTGTTGGTGGGCATATTGACAACCTCGACCCTGACTTTGTAGCAGCGTATCGCAATGCTGACAAAGCATATTTGCAAAAAATTGGCTTGCCATTTGATGCGGCTACCTTACGCGCAGTTGACCGTAAAAAGTTTGTTGAACAAATAGCACCAGCAATCATTGGAAACAAGTCCAATGTTTCTGAGTTTGTTGCAGCTACTGGCCCTGAAGGATTGCAATTAGCACGATCTGCTTTTTTAGACAGTTTTACCAATGCCGCGCTCAAGAATGATGTTTTAGACCCCAAAGCTGCGGCCAAATGGCTCAAGAAAAATGAAGGCGGTGTATCGCTGGTGCCTGGCTTGCGCGATGAGTTGCAGGCAGCTACCACTGATGTCCAACAGTTGCTG